GAAAGCGCGCACCGTCCGGTGCGTTCTCAGTCGTGGCGTCTACCCAGATGATCGACGTGGAAATGGGCGTGTCTGCTGGCGCTGGCCGTCTAACGACAGCCGGCACCCCCATGACCGCGAATTGCGCCGCTTGCGCGGCCGCCCATGCCGCATCGAGGTTCATCAGAGATAGGCCACGTATGCTTCGCTCGACGCGGTGACGTTCGTCAGACGAATCGTCAGGGTCTTGCTGGCGTTCTGCGGAATGACCTGTGACGACGCGGTCTGGTTGGCGTCGAAGGCGCCACCCGTGCCGGCCGAGATGGTGATAGCTTCCGCCGCGTCCGCGCCGTTGACGATGAGCGTGCGGATCACATCACCCACGCGTGCACCAGGCACGGCGGCGACGAGCAGCGCCGCGGTCGGCAGGATGTCCGTGCGGCCAGCGCCGTTCGGGTCACGGACGATGATGCCGCCGAGCAGTTCGGCCGCGGTGTAGGTGACGGCACCCGCCGTGTTCTTCGAGGCCGGGGCCACGGCCGCACTCAGCGAGCGTGGTGCGCCGTTGCCGTTGAGGCGCACGCGACCGACACTCGACGGGTTGGTGGCCGCCGCAGTCGCTTGGCCGATGTGGCGCGCACCAGCGGTCGCGGTGTTGTCCGCCTTCTTGTTGGCGTCGTCCCAGTAGATCTTGTCGCCGACGGCCCACGCCTGCGCGGAGGTCTTCGCCAGATCCCACACACCGTCCGTGGCGATGTCGCAGTTCGCGCCCGCGATCGCCGTGTTCAGCGACACGCCGAACAGATCGCCAATGAGCACGCCCACGCCAGACGTCACGCCGCCAGTCGGGGCGGTGACGGTGACCTGACAGCCTTCCTGCACAAAGTTGCTTGCCATGTGATGTCTCGCTCCTTCGCGACGATTACAACGGCTCGTCGTGGCCGACATGAGCAGAGGCCGGGAATCGGCCTCCGCTCACCCTCAGGAAAGGGATTACGCGCCCGCGTTGCTGACGGCGCCGCGGTAGTCGACCGCAGCCACGCCGTAGTCGAACCGCACCTTCATCTCGGCGCCATCGGTCCGCCAGCCGTCCTGCGTCTCGAGCACGGGCGAGGTCTGACCCTCGAGGAAGGCCACTTCCATGACCGGCGCGATCGACGGGTCGGCGAAGAGGTAGCGACGCGTGCCACTGATGCGCGGCGTGTCGACGATGGTGCGGAACAGACCCACCACCACGTTCGGCTTCATCTGGCTCTTGTTGGCGACCGTGTCGGGGTCGTACTGCGACTGGTTGATGACACGCGCGACACCGCCCAGGCCAACCGGCAGGACGAGAATGGCCGGCCGCAGGTCCACGTAGTCGTTGCCGTTGGGTTCCTTCTGTGAGGCCATCACGACGCGGTCGGCGTCGATGGCCGCAGCCGAGAGCGCCGCACCGGTGGACTTGTTCGCGCCATGCTGCGTGGCATGGAAGAGCGCGTAACCATCGCCCATCGTCGGACCGTCACCGCTGTTCTGCGCGAGCAGCGCGTAGACGTCGACTTCGACGGAGAGCGCGGCAGCCCGACCCATCATCTGGGGCAGATGCGTGAAGGCGCTCATGTCGTCGTTGACGATCATCTGGCGCGAGACATTGAGAATGTTGCCCTTGGTGGCGACCGTGATCGACGCCTTCTCCGCGTCGCTCATGCCCTTGTTCTTGAACTCGCCGGTCTCGGTCAGGCTGTCGAGCACTGAGAGGTTGCCCCAGCGGTACCGGTTGGCCGCACGGAAGTCGGTGTTCGAACTGACGTTGCAGAACGTCCGCCAGGTGTCTGGCGTGATCGCGTACTGCGCCTGGAGCACCTTGTTCATGGTGTTCTCCAGCAGCACGGTGAAATCACTCACCGACTGCGTCGAGCGCAGCATGAAGGCCTCGGAGACGAGGCGCATCTTGTCGAGTCCACGTGTCGGCTTGCCGGCGACCTCGAGCGCGTGGCGCGCCAGATCGAGCAGCGTCATACCGCGGAACTCGCCGGGGTCGAACGTCTTGGCATCGACCTTCTCCGCACGCGCCACGACATCGGCCAGACCGGACTTGACGATCATCCAGTTCAACATGCCGCGCTGACGCTTGTCGTGGGCGTCTTCGCCGATGGGGATCTTGGTCTGCGTCGGGTTCTCGTTGCTGCGCGCGGCCATCTTCGCGAAGATCTCCGCACGGGCTGCATCGAGACTGATGCCGCGACCAATCATGTCTGCACCCACCGCGCCTTCGAGACCAGCGACACGGACCGCGTCGGTGATGCCGGTGACGCGCGCACGCTCATTGGCGATCGCGCGCTGTTCGATGGCCGACGCGTCAGGCGTCTGCTCGGCCGATTCAGCCGTACGAATCTGACCGTCGAGCGATTCGACTTCGGTCATCTTCGCGTCGAATGCCGAACGCGTGGCGTCGTCCTTGAACGTGCCATCGGCGCTCTTGAGAGCCTCAGCCTCACGCAGCGTCAGCGCTCGCTTGTCCCGCAGTTCCTTGAGCTTCATCGGATTCGTTCTCCTCTACGCGCGCGAGCGCGCTTGCGCCAACAGGAACCGGCGAATCCGGTCCCCGTCATTTGGGGGTAACTGCAAAATGCAGGGATGAGCCAAGCCGGAGGCCTGACCGCTGCGAACCGTGGCGCCGGCATCGGCCGGCATCGGCACCACTGAAATTTCGAAGGGCTCCCAGTCGATGGCCGTCCGCGTTTCCATCTCACCGTTGGTGCCGGGTTCGACGGCGTAGGTGTAGACGTTGTAGCCGACCGAGAACGATCGCAGGATGCCGTCCTGCACGTCCTGCCAGACTGGAGTGACGTCGTCGCGACGACTGAAGCGCAACGTCGCCAAGCCACGTCCGCTCTTGATCTGCGCGGATTCCACGGCGCCGAAAACGTCGGAGACCGACCAGGCTGAGTGGGTATCGAGCACCGCACCGACTGAGTTCAGCCGGTCGAGCCGCACATGCTTGGGATCCATCGACAGCACTTCGCGATAGCGCGTGCCTGTTCGATAGTCGTAGCGCGGCACGGCGGCGCCGGTGGAAAAAATGATGTCGACCGTGCGCGCGTCCACGTTCACGTTGCCGACCTCGGCACGGAACGACAGCGGGAACATCTCGACGGTCTGAGTCCTCACGTCTGGCAGGATGACGCGAGAGAGGCGCGGCGAACTCCCGCAGAGCTAGCGGGTCCGCCGCGCTGACGGGATAGATGGGCTTAGCGTTTCCGAGAGATACGGCAGGGCGCTCCCGGCGTCACGATCCACCCCTTGCGATGTAGGGCGCTGAGGTGGTCCTGCACCGTCGAGTGATGGAGGGAGAATCGGCGCGCGAGGTACCGGCCCGGGCACGGTTCACCCGTGACGTGCTCATACGCGTCGATCGCTTCCACCAGCCTCCGCTGCTGCGTGCTCAGGGTGTGCAGCGGCGGCAAACCATCAGCTACGTTGTCGAGCATCATGCGGGGGCTCCTGGCGTCAACGATGAAGACTGCAGCTGGCCTGACTGCGTGACCTTCCTGGCATCGCTGTCGAGGATGATGCCCGCCTGGTCGACCTTCTGGTTCCACTCACGCTGCTCGCGGAGATAGTCGTCTGGGTCGATGCCGCGCTCACGCAGGGCCTCTGGCGTCGTGGTCAGACCGGTGCGGATGTTGCGCTGGGCGGCGAGGCCTTCCTTGTCCGGCTCGATCATCGCCATCGGTGGCGCGGTCCACTGCGCTGCTGGCACGGTCGCTCCGAGCTCGCCCATGATCTGCAACGCCTGCATCGCCCAACCCCATGCCGGATCGCAGAACTGCGGAATGAGCAGACGCCAGCGCCAGTCGTAGACGTTGTCCCAGTGCTCGAGCCTGGCCATGCGCGCCGACGAGAAGTTCACGTTGCTGTAGTCACCGACGAAGTCCTCGTAGGTGAGGCCCAACCCTTTGGCGTGCTTGCGGTCGACCGTGCGCACGTAGCCCTCGTACTCACCGACCTTCGGCGGGTCCACCACATTGACCGAGCGTCCCGGCGACACATTGATGATGGCCCCCGGTGACAGGGTATCCGTGGGTGTGTCCTTGGTGTCGTCCGCGGTGCCGAGCGGTGCGCCCGTGCCGTCGACGTCGCTGGTGATGACGGCGAGACACGCCGCGATCTTCTGCTTCATCAACTGCGCGTCCTGGTATTCGTCCAGGTCTTTCGCCGACAGCAGCACCGAGGCGAACCACGACACCGCGCGCACCTGGCCCGCGCGTTCGCAGTCATAGATATGCAGAATCTCAGACGCCGGCGTGCGCCGAGAGCCTTGAAAGATTGCGCCGGTGTTCTGCATCATCGCAGCACCGGGATGCTGCGGATAGAGCCAGTAGGCGACGCGGTTGCCAATCGGATCGAACTCGACTCCCTGAATGATGACGCCACCCGTCGGTAGCATCACCGTCTTGAACGTGTCCAGATAGTCGGGTTCGATGACCTGCAACTGCAGCGGAAGCGGCAGACCATCTGAGAGCTGACGCCAGCGCCGGCGCACCAACATCTCTCCGCTCTCGGCCACCCCACGCATGATCAGCTTCTGCAGCCCGTACAAATCGTGACGCCCATCGGCATCGCACGCCGTCGTCTCAGCCCACGTCTTCCACCGCGCCTTGACCGCATCATTCGTCGGGTTCGGCTTCGCGACGATGCCCCAACCGACCGTGTGGTTCGCGATCGTGCGCACTGCCTGCCGCATGAGTGGGTTATTGCGCGTGAGGTCGCGTCCGAACTCGCGCAGGCGATGCAACGAGTACTGGCGACTATTCACCGAGTTCGCGTCTCCGGCGCTGCGCTGCCAGTGCTCAGTCCTCCGACCAGGCGAGGCCGCTTCATAGTGCCGCAGCAGCATGTCGGTCGCCATGCGGGCGCGCACACGCTGCAACTGCGCTGACGGAGAGACCAGACCAATTGCCCGGTCGAGAAAGTTGGGGCGCTTGGGCATCTCAGACTCCCTTCGAGAAAGCGCCGTAGCGCGTGCGTGGCACGTTGGACGACGCGCCGAGATCCTGCTCCATCTTGCCGAGCAGCTTCACCATGTCATCGACCGAGTCGAAGGTGTACGACCGGTCCCCGATCGTCATCTGATGAATGCCTTGCCTGGACACGATCGCGGCCTTGAGCGCGTCGACGTCCGCCTGCGTGAATGCCATGGGTCAGTTCCGTCCTTTCAGCCAATTGCCACGGGGCGCGATCCACGACTTCTGGCGCGCGGGCGTACTCGAGGTGGGCGCTGTTGATGGTAATGGCGGCCTCGACTCACCTGTGGCGACAGGCTTCGCGACGGTTCCAACGCGCCCTTCAAGGGTGGTCCAATCTGAATCGGTGAAGCGATCGAGACCAGCGATCGCCGCCGCCGCGCGGGCGTAGACACGCGCATCGAGCACATGATTCTGTCGACCTGGCAGGACTTCCCACTCGAGCCGTACGTAGCCACGACGCGTGCGTCGCGGCACCAGCTGTTCGGCCGTCAGTTGCTTGAAGTACTCTTCACCGTACTGCGGCCATCGGCAAAAGCCAGGCGCTGGATCTGAGCCATCGACGGGCACCTCGAGACGCAGCCAACCGTAGAGCTCGCTCTTCACGATGCCTGAACTCACCGGCCACACACGGCCCCCACGTTTACGGCGCCGACCGCCAGTCGTGACTTCCACCGGCGACGGAGATCCGATCAACGCACCACCGCCCTCAATGCCTTTCACCGCCAGCACACGACTCATCGGGTAGCCAAGCGCCCACGAGTAGACCGTCTGTGTGTTGAAGCCGCTGTCTACCGCGAGCACGCGCACCGGCATGGTGGTGCCGAGCTCGTGGGGATACTCGCGACGGAGCAAGGCGTCGAGTTGTTCCCAGGGGCCATGTTCGAGGTCGGCCGTATCGCCTGGAATCTCTGCGTAGTCGATCGACCAGGAACGCTTGCCGCGGCCCCACGCGACGACTTCGTAGACCAGTCGATCCTTCTGGACGTCGACACCAGCGGTGAGGAACATGCCACCCGCAGGCACGGTGCCCATCGCATACGTATCGCGACGGCGGAAGAGATGCTCCCACTCGGGCGCTTCGCCGCGCTGGGTCCACGTTTCACCGAGCACCGTGTTGACGAACACGCGGTACTTGTCGGGATCCTTCTCCGACTCGACAAACTGCTTGGCGATGTCGCCCCACGACATCCACCCGAGTGGCGCGTAGATGGCGCTGAGGTGGTAGCCGCGCGTCTTGCTGTGCACGGCGTGCTCAGGCGCTTCGGCACGCCACTGTCCACGCTCGAGCAGCGTCGGCTTCATGTGTTCGCAAATCTGGAAGAAGCACGCGCGACACTCGTACACCGCCTCCTCTGGGAGCCGGCCGTACTTCGTCCACTGCAAGCCGCTGAACTCGAGCGGCTGCATCTCTCCGCAGTCCGGACACGGCACGTAGAAACGGCGCTGGTCTGATGCCTGATAGGCGGCTTCAATCGCCGAGCGACCGGCGATCGTTGGCGTGGACACCTTGGCGCGCTTGCGACGAGCGAACGTGCGCTGGCGCGCTTCAACGAGTGCGATCGGCGAGCCTTCCTCGTCGACGTTGACGGGGTATCCGTCGACTTCATCCATGAAGGCGTACTGCGCCGGCATCGAACGCAGTCCCACTGCGGAGTTCGCTCCAGTGATGACCAACTGTCCACCTGGGAAGTCTTTCGCGAGCATGGTGTTGCCACCATCACGACTACGGGAGGGCGCCACCTTCTCTCGGATGCGCGGCGTCACGTCGATGAGCGGCTCTAGACGCTGGCGGCTGAATCGCTTCGCGAGGTCGACGGTCGGCTGAATGAAGATCACCGGACCAGGTGCGTGGTCAATGACGTAACCCAGCGCGTTCAGAATGGCCTCTGTCCCGCCCACCTGGGCACCCTTCATAAAGACGATCTCTTCAATCGGTGAGGTGGCAGACAGGCAATCCATGATCTCGCGCAAGTAGGGCGTGCGGTCTGTTCGCCATGGGCCTGGCTCGGCACTCGACTTCTTCGGAAGCTGCCGATGCGCATCCGCCCACTCGGACACCGTCAACTGGATGTCGGGCTCAATCGCCTCCGCGCGCGAGCGCCACACCCCAGCCAAGGCGCTACTGGGCACGAGCGCCTTCCTCTAACGTCGTGGTGGCCGGATCATCGATCGCATCCGCTTCGGCACGATACTGGGCGCCGGTGGTCTGCAACGCCACGCGGATCGCCGCGTCGAGCAATAGGTAGACGCGACCTGGATCTGTTTCCGCTGAGAGCTGGCCCGAGATGCGAGCCGGAATATTCAGCAGGTTCTCGCGCAGGACCCGTGTCGCTTCGAACTGCAACTTCTTCACCGCGTCGGCCGGAATGAGCTGGCCCTCGCGAATCTGGTTGGCCAGGCGGCGCTGCCGCGCGAGCTCGAGCGCCGACAACCGCTGGGCATCCGCGAGCGACGACGCCTCGATTGGTCCCTGCGGTGACTCAGGCGCGGGCAGTTGCGGCGCATACTCCTGCCGCTGATTCGCTTGTGGCGGATTTTGGGTAGTGGTAACTGGTGGGGTTACCGGGGTTACCGGAGCCGATACCGTCGGCGCCGGAAGGGCGCTCTTGATGACGCGCCCAGCATTGTCGGCCCACTCCCGGCGCGCCAGTTCAGGGTCGAATACCTCAGGCTTTCCGAATGAATTGACGCGAACAGAGTGACGCAGGCGACCGCGTTCGATGGCCTTGAGCACCGCGACGTGCGAGACGCCAATCAGCTTTGCAAACGCCCTGACGGTCAGTGCCTCACCCATGACTGGTAACCATGACTCCCGGCCTGGAACTAGCTGAATTTTGCGACCGTCTCACCCGCATCTGAGAGTCCAAGGAAGGACCCAAAGGGGTGGGGGGCTGACGCACTTCGTTGCTGAACAACCAGCCCTCAACACGAGCGCGTCTCAGCCGACCAGACCGCAGACCACCATTCGTCGCGTTCCATCGTTCGGCTCGTCGTGTCATGTGCGCACCTCAGCACGGACCGCAGCCACTGCTTCGCACCGTCGCCTGATCAACGCCTCTGTCGATGGGAATGCAGCGATCGCTGCCGCTGCCGAGATGTGCCACGACCGGCCCGCACGGTAGCCCTCGACCGCTCCGACAGCCAGCATGCGCAGCAGTCTGCGAGCGTCACAGCCAACCAGGCCCGCAAGTTCTGGCGCCGGCAGCGAGTAGGCGCTCATCGCATTCACAGCGGGCCGCCTGCGTCGGCCGTTCATGCGCTCACCCTTGCGCGAGACGCTTCCCACTCAGCCAACTTGCCATCGCACCACGAAGCGAGCGCGGCGAACTGCGTGATCGTTCTCGATCCGGATTCCGCGAATTGGTGGTCCGTCGTGAGGAACACGATGGCCAATTTGTCGAGCCGCTCATCGTCGGTCCACGTGCCGCAGAGGCTCACCGCCGACTGGTAGTCCTTCATCGGACTGGGGCGATACTTGGCCCCCTGGCGGTGCTTTTCGTAGAAGTCCGCGTATCGCTCACAGAAACGCCCAGCGCGTTCAGTGACCGTGGCATTCGTCAGGTTCGGATCGACCAGCGGAGGACCGACACGCACACGAGCATCCCGCTCGTGCGGTGGTTGTTGGTACGTAGGTTTTGGTGGCTGGCTTAGGCTTAGGGTACGGAGAGGGCCTGACTCTGCTCCTGACTCATTCCCTGACTCAGGGCGTGACTCAGGGGGTGTCTCAGGTCCTGACTCACTCCCTGACTCAGGGCCTGTGACAGGGTCAGGAGCATTCAAAGCCGTCCAGTAGTTGAACAGCCATTTCGCGTCCGACTCCTTCTCAAGAGCCCGCAGGCTAGCGTCTATTTCGTTGCGAATCTGCACGGTGATGGGGCAGTCGCGCAGCTCGGACAACTGCTTGTGCATGCCGAGCACTGCGTTCTTGGTCCTTGGCGGGTCATCGAGAACGGCGCGGTTCACGTAGACGAGCGGGGGGCGGGCCTGTCCGTCGACCATGATCCGGCCCTGATCGAAGAGGTCCTTCAGCGCACGTCTCGCTTCAACTTCACTGAGGCCAGTCGTCTCTGCCAGGCCTGCCGCGCCGAGCTGAAGCAATCCTGGGACAGCCCGCTTGCCTCGATGTGTGAGCAAAAGCGCGAGCGCGAGCGCAGAGTCCTTTGACCCTTGAGCGAGCGCATCGTCGATGGCACCCAGGGCGATGGCCGTGTACGATCGGCGAGGGGTCGCCATTCAGTGAACCCTCTCCATCTCGAAGCGGTACTGCGTCTCAATGAGGACTGTCCGACCAGCGGCGTCCTTGTGTCTGATCTGCAGATTGACGATGCGCATGCCTTTCTGGCGGCGCAGGTCAGACACTCGAGTGCGCCAACTGGCGAAGCCACCAACCCGAGCGATCTCGCGCGCATCGCACCAGGTGTTCGGGTGCCGCCTGAAATACTCGGCGAGCTGATCAAGCCTGGTGACTGGTTTGTCAGGAGTAGGACTGGACATATGGATCATCCGTGCCCGACCACGGGTGTAAATCTCGCCCAGCGGCGGCGCGAACCGAATCAGAGCGTTCGTCATTACCTGATGCAGCCATGGCACGGCGGTACGACGAGACAAGCAGACGCGCAAGCGCCTCAGTCAGGTCGGCCTCGTAGGCCGCTGTTGGTTTCAACTGCTCCACGTCTTAGCCCTTGGACTGCACTTCAGCAGCGACAACGAGCTTGCTTCTGCGATCCCACCGTCCCTTGCGCTGGGGTGGGCGAGTCCTGATGTACGCGTCGATGTCCTCGCGTTTGAAAAGGCGAGCGCCCAGCGTGGTTCTGACAGCCGGGATCACGCCCGTGCGCTCGAGTGTGCGCACCTGCGCCTCGGAGATCTCGGCGATTCGAGCGACGTGACTTGTGGTGAGGTAAGCGTCGTTCTGCATAATAACTAAAATTATGCAGCAGTGAACACACGCCCGTGCTGCCCTAATAGGGCCAGATCGAGCGGTAATTGGGCAGTCGATTGATCTAGTTGGACTTAGCGCCCTGACCTTGATCCGATTCCGTGGACGGTTTAGTTACGCTGCTTGAGCGGCCCGTCGTTCGAAGGCCGCGGGACTGATCTGTCCGAGTGTCGAGTGTCGACGGCGTTGGTTATAGAACACCTCGATATAGTCGAACAACTCCATCTTGGCCTCGCCGCAGCTATCGAAACGGTCGGCCACTTCGCTCTTCAGGCTGGAGAAGAAGCTCTCCATCACCGCGTTGTCATAGCAATTGCCTCGTCGACTCATGCTGCAGATGATGCCGTGGGCCGTGAGGCGCGCTTGGTAGTCTTCGCTGGCGTACGTGCAGCCTTGGTCGGAGTGATGCAGCAACCCGCCATCCGGGCAGCGGCGTTTCAACGCCATGTCGAGGGCTTTGAGCGTGACGTGTCGGTCATTGATCGCGCTGAGTGCCCAGCCGACGACGAAGCGGGAGAACAAGTCGAGCACGACCGCCAAGTACAGCTTTCCGCTCCCGCCAATCACAAACTCCGTGGTGTCCCCGACCCACCGCTGATTGGGCGACTCGGCCTCGAACTGCCGGTCGAGCAGATTGGCCGCCACGGGCTGATCGTGATCGCTCATCGTGGTGACCTTGTAGCGCTTTCTCGCTCGGGCGACGAGGCCGTCGGTCTGCATCAGCCGGACGACCCGCTTCCGACTGACGTGCACGTCCTGCTCGAGCAGATCCTCCAGTACGCGCGGGCTCCCGTATCGCTGCCGGCTTTCGTCGAAGGACGTCCGGACGAGAACCCGCAGCCGTCGATCCATGCGGGCGTGCACAGATTCGGGACGGTGACGCCAGGCATGGAACCCGCTGGTCGTCACGCCGAGCGCCCGACACAAAGCGCTGATGGTGAACGCGGCCTTCTCCGCGGCGATCCAAGCGAACCTTACGCTTGGTGCTTCGCGAAGAAGGCCGCGGCTTTTTTTAGGATTTCTCGCTCGATCCGCAGCTCTCGATTGTCCTTCCGCAGCTGCGCGAGCTCGGCACGCTCGTCCGTCGTCAACCCGGTCCGGCCCTTCGTTCGATCGGCCTGGGCTTGCTTCACCCAATTCGCCAACGACGACGGCGTCAGGTCCAAGTCGCGAGCGACGGCGCCGACCGTCTTGCCTTCGTCCAACACCAGCCGGACGGCTCCGACTCTGAACTCTTCACTGAACCGGCGTCGCGTCCGTCGGCCGGTCTTGCTGGACTCCATGCTCGCCATCGTATCCACCTTTCCGAAGGTGTCCACGAGATCGGATCAAGGTCAGACCATGTATTCCGCGTGGCATCGCTTGCGGGTGCGCTGGCCGACGCGACACGGGCCACGACCACATGCGCACAACCTGGTTGGCAAAGCGCCTGTCACGCCGCTCTCCTGATCCCGAGCACATGCTCGACTGGGCATCACACCCCCTCGTAGAGCATCGAGGGGCGACGAGAACCGGTCGAGAGCGTCCCGGCGATTCGCACGCGCTTCCGCGCCCGCAGGATGGAGATATGCGCATGCGCGACCTTCAGGCTCACGCCGAAGTGATCGGCCACATCGCGGGCTGTGCCGGGGGCCACCCGCAGATAGAGTTCGATGTCATGCAGGCGTGATGACTTCCGACCGCACCAGCAGCGGGTTATCACGAGGCCCTCCGCGTCCCGTAGAAGGGCACAAGGAATGTCTTCGCTCGACACGTATGCATCCCTCTACAATCAACAGGTTGACGAGGTGAATGATGATCGACCACGAGCGAAGAGAAGCGATCCGCGCGACCGTTCATGAGAGGAAGCAGCTCGCCGAAACGCTGGGAGCCAGCCTCACGTCGAGCGCGTATTTGAAGCGGGCGGTGAAGGTGACAGCGGATCAGATCGGTGACGTAGAGACGCTGTTCTTGAATGACACCCGCGAGCGGTCGGCGCAGCAGGAAGAGAACTGGCTGAACCACGCTGACCTTTTTTTGGCGGCGGCGACTGACCAACTCAGTCACTGGCAGGGACTCATCAGCGCATTTGGCGCCGATGCGATCACGACTGCCGACTAGGTGAACTCGCGGCAAGACCGTCGCGAAGGCTTCGGAGCAGGTATCGACAGCCATCTCTAAAGCTCACCGATCGCGTCGATGCGTTCGACGTGCTTGAGGAGATGAAAGACGTTGCCTGGAGCGGCACCCAATACGACAACTCTCTTGCGCAAGGCCAACGCGTAGCCAAACTCGACGTGACGACCGCCAGTTCCACGCGTCAACCAGGCCGGGTCGTTGATGAGTAACAGCACGTCAGCGCGTTCAACGGCGCGCAGGTCCAACGCCGCCGCTTCTGGGCTGTCTTCTTGTGAATCACCGAGCCACGTGCTGGTGATGGCGAAGCCCTTCGCGCGCAACTGCTCAGCGATCGCGTTGGCCTGATCCTTCAACTGGTAGGGCGCGGCGATGTAGACCCGAGTCATGCGGTCACCCGCTCGCGCGTCGTGCGCTCACCCAGCAGCGAGGGATCCGTCTTCTGACCAGACCACACCGTTTCGAGCTCGACGCCCTCTGACACGACGCGACGGGCCGGCATCGTTGGCCGCGGCCGCGCGACGGAGTAGCGCCGTGATCGGGTCGTGCCGGCGGCCGTGATGCGTTCACTCGACTCCAACAGCGCCAGCACGCGCCGCATGTGATGGCGCGGAAAGTGTGTTTTCGCGGCGAGGGCACGGGGCGCCTGCACGCCCGCGGCGATGAGCGCCAGCACACGCTTCGCGTCGTCTTCGAGCGAGACCACTGGCTTCGGCGGGCGCGCCTTGACCGTGGGCCGCGGCAGCACCGGATCGGGCAGTAATGCCGCTGGCGCCGGCACGGGCGTGGCATCGGCGGTCGCTGGCGCGGGTTCATCCGGAATCGCGGACGGCACATCCTCAGACAACCGCGCGTAGACCAGTCGCAGCACGACGTCAATCTGCGCGATGGCCTCGATGTGTGTCTGCCGGGCCGTCAGGCACTGCTCGAGATGGGATTCGAGCCCTTCGAGTGATGACGCCTGCGGCGGTCGGGTGATGGTGGTGCGTCTCGGCATCACGCGTCTTTCTGCACGCGGTAGTGCGGCACGTTGTCGGGTTTGATGGCGCCCAGCTCGATGCAGAGCGCGAGAAATCCGTTGAGGCCTCGACACAGCGTGTAGCGGACGCCGGACGCGAGGCACATCGTTTCGAAGTCCTTCTGGGGGTCGCTCTGCGTGCCGTCGAGGGCCTTCATCTCGACGTACGCGTGTTCGAACAGCTTGGGTGTTCCGCCTGGCAGCGACAGGCCGCGGCGATCGGGAACGAAGCAGATCAGGTCAGACACGCCCGGCGTCTGCTTCGTGCCCTGGTGCTCGAGCGTCGGGCGACCGCAGTGCTGACACTTCACGGTCCCCCGCTTCGTGCCGAGCACCCACACGCGGCCACCGATGGAGACGCAGGTGTCGATCACGTGACGCTGCTCCACCGCCTCAGAGACGCGGGCTGCGCGCGGCGGAGCGGGCGTGGCACAACGAGCGACGTGACGACGAACGCGCATGGTCTAGCCGTCCCACCGGCGGAATCCGCCTGACTGGTTCCGCTTGCCGACCTTCCCGACTTGGGCGAGCGCCGTCTCTTGCGCCATCGGCATCGCGCGGTACTTGTCGCCGGCGTGGCAGCTGCACACCGATGCCTCCGTGACGACGCACCCCAGGCGGTTCACCACTTCGCGGCTCTCGTAGCCGTAGCCGTCACACTTCACGCACCGGGGTAAGCGTTCAAGGTGCGGCCACTCGGCGATCGGCTTCAAGTTCGGCCAGTTCGCCTTCAGGATCTTGGCAACCGCTGCAGTCGCCTGCGCGACGGTGGCGCCATCCGCGAGCATCTCGTGACGCAGCTGCTGCCCCGCGCGGAAGGCGGCAGCGAGGGTCCGTTCGGTGGTGCTCATGCCGTCCTCCGGGCTTCCCACTCGGCGAGTTTTCCGTCACACCACGAGGCCAGCGCGGCGAATTGCGTGATGGTTCTGGAGCCTGATTCGGCGAACTGGTGGTCGGTCGTCAGGAAGACGATGGCCAACTTGTCCAGCCGTTCGTCGTCGGTCCACGTGCCGCAGAGGCTCACGGCCGACTGGTAGTCCTTCATCGGGTTCTGGCGGTACTTCGCGCCGTTCCGATGTTTTTCGTAGAAATCGGCGTAGCGTTCGCAGAAACGGCCCGCCCGTTCGGTGACCGACGCGTTCGTCAGGTTGGGATCAAGATTCTGAAGATTGGAAGATTTAGAACTAGATACAAATACGCCACTAGCTATGTGCGCGTTTGTATGTTCACCCTCTGTAACGCGTTTCACTGGTTCGTCTGCACGCTTGTTACTGCGGTGAGTGGACACCCGATCACGACCAGCCTTCCGCTTCGCGAGGATGGTGTCTCGGCTGTCGTTGTGCTGCAGGTAGTCACGCACGGTGACGGTCTCGCCGTCACGGGTCCACAGGCCGGCCGTGAAGAGGGCTGCGGCGGCGCGCATCGCCTTGCTGTTGGGGACGGCCTTCACCGGGATGGCGCCGTCCGTCAAATGCAGCTGGCAATACGACAGGCCCCAAATCCAGACGAAGAACGGGCTGGACCAGTCCTGAATGTCGATGAGGCGCGGGTGGGTCAACGCGCCGTCATGAATGCGCACCCAAGCCATCAGCGTCCGTCCTCATCTCCGACGCGCTTGGTGCGGTCCTCGGTCAAGGCGGAACGGGCGATGTCGACGACCGTGGGCTGATCGGCCATCTGCGCAACATTCGCCAGCGCCGCGCGCAGCCAGGAGATGCGCTCAGCCTGGAGCACCACCAGGTCTGCGAGGTCGCGGCAATCGTTGCAGCGGCCCGTCACAATGCGGGCTCCGCGACGGGCCTGTAGGCCGTCAGCTGGTAGACCGTGCGGAGCGTCACGCGACCGCTCTGCCACAACTTCTCTTGGCTGCCGACTTCACTCAGCTCCGGGTCGAGACAGGCCTTGATCGAGCAGATGGACGTCAGCGGAATGCCGGTGAACGACGAGACTTCCTGCATGGTGTAGGGCTTCCGCCACGCGCGGCGCACGATGTCGACTTTCTGTGCCCGATCACTCAACGCGGCACGGGCGCCCGACTGACTGGCCGTCCGCGTGCGTTCGGTGCGCCCGTGGAAGGGTGCCGCCGGCTGGTCGGCCTCGAAGAGTGAGAGCGGTCTCAATTCAGGCATGGGTGTGACCTCACTCAGAACACGTCGTCAGCAGAGGGAGGCTCCGTGCGTGGCGTCGGAGACCAGGTATCGAGTGTCACGGTGTGGGTCTCACCGAACTTGCCCACGTCGCGGCGCTTCGTCATTTGCAGGTTCACGTAGCCGGTCGCGTTCTCATGCAGGTCGATGAACTCGCGCATCTTGGCCACGTTGAAACCGATGCGGAACTCTTCGCCGAAGCGACCCTCACGGGTCTTGACGGTCATCGGCGCGTATACCTTCTCTGCCACGGTCGGTGCTCCCTTGGAACGGTGGCCGTCTCTCCGGCCTGTCACGCCTGGCACGATCCGGCGGTCGATGTAGACCTCGGTCAGTCGCGATCGATCGCGCCGTAGAGCACGGGCGTTGAACCGATGGCGCTTTCGATGGCTTTGGTGAGCTGCTCGTAGGCGGCCTCGAGCACGTCATCTGGGCGTACGAGCTCGTAGAACAACGTCAGTCCGCTATTGGCAATGCGGTAGCGGAACCGCGCATCGACTCGCAGGACACCGAAGCCGCGATACGGCTCCAGACCGAGGACGGACCCATCAGGAATGGCAAGCTGGCCACCCTGCGCGCCGGCCGTGCCGGTGATTTCTTCCTCGTACTTGAACTGGTGCTGACCGTTGCCGAAGCGCGTGCTCGCCCGAAACTTGACGTCCTTCTTCGCTTCGAGCGTCGCGCACATCTCCAAGAGCTGCGCGCCGGATGGCTCTGCGATGTGGGGAATGTGTTCTTCGATGAATCGCGCGAAGTCCACCTGGCTGAGCGGCTTCTTGTTGTGCGCGATCCACTCGTCCCACGCGGGCGTCGTCTCCAGCTTCAGGATGGCGCGGTGATCGCCCCACTTCGGCGAGCCGGCGACATCGTGATAGTCGAGCACGGCCTCGAAGGCATCGCCCTGCTTCACGCGCGTGGCAAAGACCAGCGAGGCCGCGTTCTTGTAGGTGTTGACGTAGCGGCAGAAGCTCTGCGCCTCAGAGAAGCGCAGCGTCTCCCGCAGCGCGCCTTCGCGCATGTCGCTCAGGGTGTCGGTGAATCTGCGTTCTGCGGCCATTCGTCCTCCTTGCAAACCTTCGTGATGGGGCACGGTTGCCGGTCTCTCCCGGCTGTCACGCCTTCGGCTTGAACCCGCGTCACGCCGCGGTGTGGGCCACTCTCGCGATTCGGTCACCAGTGACGCCGGCACCTACGATCCGGGCGTCTCAGTGGGGGTCAGTTTCCCTTCGGCGTTCTCCGGCCGCTGATCGGCATAGCGGCGGCGCCCCGACAGATGGCTGTGGACTGTCGGCTCCACGGGAACGCGAGTGCTCACTCGCGTGCTGTTGAAGGTGGCCGGTTCCCGACCCACGCCGGCCCGTGGACCCATCCGCTCGACCATGGACGCAACAGGTCGGCGCGGTCGTCAGGGGCGAGCACGTCAATGACAGAGGGAGTTAGACCATCCCTGGTTGCGAGCACGCGGAACACCCGCGCGTCTCGCGCCCTCTGTCATCGAGTGCGCCCGCCGTCAGTGATACGCAGACACGCCGGCGACAACCGGCCTATTCGATTCGTGCTCGGAGAGCGGCCACTCGTTGGACTGAGAGCTCCCAGCCCGCCAGTGGTGACCGCACTCGCAGTAGAACCAGACGGAGTGCGCCGTCTTGCCGAGCACCTTGCCGTCGCGGCCGCAGTGCGTGCAGGTCTGTTCCTCAGCCGCGAAGGCGGCGATGGAATCGAAGAAGCGCGCGGTGCGTGGCCCCACAGAAATCACCACGCGAATCGGCAACAACACCCATGCGGTCAGCACGCTGAACACCGCGAGGCCGACGAGCATGCAGCCCACCGTCAGTGGGTCAAGGCCTGGCAGTGTCGAGGCGCGCTCGTCGACCAACAGCCCACGCATCTCACGCGGCACGTTTGCCAGCAGCGATTGATAGGCGTCGCCGCCGCGCGCCAAACGACCAGACACCTCGCGCGTCTGGCGTCGTGACGTCGCGACCGTGCGCGCCATCGCCCACCGCTCGAGCAGCAGCACGAGCACGGTGATCGACAGCACGGCGAGCATGGCCAGTAGCAGGTTGATGACAGCGATCGAAGACATGGGTGCGTCCTTCTCTGATGGATTGGGTGCCTGATCAGCGACCAGGCACGGTGCGCAGGGTGTGCGCGTTCAACACATCGACGGCGACCTGCGCCGCGAGCAAACTGACGCCGAGTGCCGTCCACCCCTTGCCGCGCTTGTGCAGCAACAGGTCTGCGATGCCGGCGTGCATCGCACCTTTCAGGGCCATCGCTGGCACGGGTGACGCTTTCGCGAAGGGCGCCAGCACGGGATTGGCTTCATGCGCCACGCCCTGCCCCACCGCATGTGAGGTCTGGGCGATGTCGATCGCCGCCGCGGTGCTGTAGCCAATGACCAGGACGTGCGTCAGGGGGCCTGCGGACGCGTCCCAGCACGTCGCGCAGAACATCCCGAGTGCCATGAGGCAGACGCGCAGGGCGTTCATCGGCACGCCTCAATCCATCCCGCGGCAGCCACACGCTGGGCCGCGCTGTTCAGACCCGCGGCGATCGCCAGACCGAACAGGACCGCCAGCACCATCGCGCCTGCTGTGAGAAATCGTGTCGTCATCACCGGCCTCCTCTGCGTGAACAGAACCAGTCGAGCGCGCCAAGGCCCATCGCCCCGGCTGACCACGAGCACGCCGCAATCACCACATGACCCATCAGGTCGCTTGGGGGATGCACCACGCCGACAATCACGGCGAGGTCCACCAACACCACGAGCACGAGGGTCATCACGGTGGTTGGCGTTGGCACGGTCATCACCCCTGCCGCAGCCGGCGCGCAAGGCCGACGAGACCGAACCCGAGCAGCACCATCGAGGCGGGCTCAGGCACCGGCGTCGCATTCACGGTGGTGGTGAGGCGGAAATTGCGCAGCTCGTTGTCGTTCCCAGGCTGCGCGGTCGTGGCCGACGTCGCCACCATGCGCCAGTCGGCCGTATACGGAACCAGGAAGTCGAACGCGCAGGACATGAACTGCGCCGTCGATGCGGAGGTCTCAACACGGCACACGTGGTACGAGTTGACGCCCGTGCCGTTGTTGCCATTCATCCAGAGGTCGAACACGCCAGCCACGTTCGGTCCGGTCATCCCAGGCGCGCACTGGCCGATGCAGACGTTCGCGAACTCGCCGCCGCCACTGAGGGCCGTGCCGGCCTCAAGCGCGGCTTCCGTTTCCATCTCCCACACGGCGGCATTGGCCGTCGTCGGTGAGTTAGTGCAGAACCCCATGCCCAGATTCACGAACGGCGCAAAGAACTCCGCGCCGCACCCACCCTGGACGACCTTGCCCTGATTGCCCTGCGTGTTGGCCTGCACGAGGTCGAGCGCGGTGACGAACCCGACATTCCCCTGCGAGAAGTCCCCGTTGGTGACCAGGTTCAGCGAGACCGGCGCGGCAGAGGCGAGCGGCGCGCAGGCGCCGAGCGCGAGCAGTGCGACAGCAAGACGAAGACGTGTGTTCACAGTTCGAAGTCCTTCCTTTAGTGCGTGGGATACAGGAAGCCAGGCGCGGTGGGCGCGAAGGTCGCGAGTGTGCGCTGCCGCGCCATGCGCTCTTTGGTCAGGTCGTTCTGCAGCGAGCGCGCAACCGTCGTGATCGCGGTCTGCAGTTCCGCGCGTGACGCCTTCAGCGCCGCGTTGACGGATTCGAGATCGGCGATGCGCGCGCGCAGCGTCTCGATCTCCTCTTGGGCTGCTTCGTGCGCGGTAATCTCGGCGGCGAACGCGTGGAGCGTCTCCGGTGAGAGCGTCACGGTTTGTTCAGCAGCACAGTGGCCGCACGGATGCTGGTCGAGCGCCGCGCGCTTTACGGCCTCGAGCGTGACGTGTTCGCA